GTTCACGAATAGCATTATTAATGTTAGATGGTGCTGTACCTTCAGCAATACTAATACTATTTAGGTCAGTATTATTTGATGCAGTTGCATCAAACTGTGATATTTTCGTCTTTGCCATGTTTTACTCCTGATTATCCGTTATTGCCTGTGCTGTTGGTACAGTTGCAACAGGCGTTAAAGCTGATGGTGGTATTTTTGCTTCAAATCTTTTATTTAATCTTTCTAAAATTTGATTAATTCGTGTTGTTAAAATTTTTCTATATTGTTCGCCTTTTTTTGTTTTTTTAGCGGCTTGTGCTAATAGTGGTTTTATTGCTGGTTGAGCAAGTATATAAGATATACCATAAACTACACCCACACCACCTACAGCAGCAGCTAATCCACCAGTAGCTCCAGCTACACCCAATGCTCCAACAACAGCCATTGGATTTACACCACTTGCAAATCGTAAAAACAAACTTCTTGTTACAAAAGTGTTCATAGAAGATAAGTCAGGGGTAATAGCTAAAAGATTTATGAAACCTTCTAAATCATCTGGTGTAACATCACTTAATTCTAATATTTTTTTTGTTTTTAAATATTTTGCACTTTTTGATAAATTCGAATCTAAAAAACCTAATTCACCTAATACATTTTTTGCATCAAAACCAACTTTTAAAACTGTTTTACCGCCTACATTTTCATAAAGATGTTTATGAAAAGTTTGGTCAATATACATATCTCCTAATGCTTTAAATCTTTCATCTCCTATAATTTTGCGTAAATCATCTAAAGCATCAATATCATTTTGTTTACCAAATGCTTTATTATATAAACCAGTTAATTTAGAATTTTTTGCAAAAACATTTTCTTTGCCGACTGTCGATCTTAAACCTTTGCCTACTGCTTGGCTTATTAAACCAGACTCATAACCTGTGATAGTTTGCATAAATGTTGCAAATTCATCATTTGCTTTTTCTCTTAAATCTATTGCTTTTTTAAAATCTATATCATTAGCGTATTTTGAGTTTTTACCAAAATATGACTTTTCAATTAAATTTTGTATGTTTCTTGAAATACCATAACTAGGAACTAAACTAGCATCAGCAACAGCATTTGGATTATATGGATTTAAAGTTTTTGAAAATTGTTTTAATTGAAACATAATATCTTCAACTTCTTGAAATGTAAAATTTTTACTAGGAGATTTGTTTATAAAATCTAATTGTCTATTAAGATATTTACCAAATTCATCATTTAATTGTGTTTGTGGGGGTAAGCCTCGAAATGTTTTTTTACCAGACTCATATACTGCTGGTAATTCTTTTTCTATTGCTTCTTTTAAGATATTTGCATCATATTCATATTTAGTGCCTTGCATAATTTTATCAGCAGATTTATAAATAGCATTTATTCTTTTATCTTCATTTTCAAAAAATTGTTTACCATATAAAGCAATTTGTTGACTTGCTTCTAATTCATTTAATTCTTCTTTTGGTGAAAAAGTGTATCTTGCCACATCTTGAACTTCATCTCTTAAATCTGCAGCAGCTACTTGTATTGGTCTACCTGCCAATGGAACACGCCCTAATGAACTTGTTACTGCTTGTGTAACACCACCTTGAGCTGCCATTCCTATAGGTATACCTTTAGGTTCTTTTCCCATTTCTCTTAATTGTTTTGATATAAAACCTTGATAAGTTTTTCCAGCAGAAGATGCTTCTGGACTTAAACCCACAATTTTACCGCCTAAAGTTTTAACTGGATCTTCTAAATCATCAGCAGTTTTTTGTATTGTTTGTTTTATTTTATCTTTACCTTTTGTAAAACCTCTACCAATTTTATCTTTAACAGGTTTTACAGCTTTACCAATTAAAGGAGATGCACCTTGTAAAGCTACTCCAAAAGCAGAAACTAAAGCACCTTCAAAAACCGCATCTTTTGTTTGCTGTCTATTTGTTGGTGATGGTATATTAGGATAAATTATATCTCCTAATTCATCTATAGCTCTTGATGTTGCTCCTGTTGCTGCACCTGCTATTGCTTGACCAGCATAAGGATTTTTTGTTACAGCAGTACCTAATACAAAAGAACCAACACCAGCGATTACTTCTGCTGGAACTTCAAAGAAAGGTGATATTTTTGTAGGAAATTCATTTTTATCAATAATGCCTAATTTAATAGCTTTTTGACGAACCATATCATTTCTTTCTTTCATGCTTAATTCACCAGCAGCTACTAATCTATCACCATCTTGTTTATATTGTTCAATTTCCTTTCTTACACTCATTATTTAAGACCTCTTGATTCAGCAACTATTTGTAAACCACCACCAGTATAAAATCTTTCTCTAACATTTTCTATTGGTTCTTGATTATCAAATTGTGTTACATCATAAAATCTTCTTATAGTTCCTGCGTTTTCATTTTTTCCTTCTCTTTCGCCAGACAATGATTCTAAAATTACATTATATTCTTTTAATAATTGATTGCCTGTACTTAAAGCAGAACGAGCATCTGATTTTTCTTTATTTGTAGTATTTGGGTTTTGCAAGGTTGACTCTGCTACAGATACTATTCTTTCAACTTCACTTTTTAAATTTTGGTATGAATTTGTTGCAAAACTTTCACTTTTAAAACCAGTCATTTGACTTGAACCAGCATCAAAACGCATAGGCAATATATTATTAATAGTTTCTGCTGTATATTTTGCTACTCTACCTGCAAAATCTGTTAAGAAAAATTGTTTTGTTTTTGTAACATTCATTCTAACAGCTTGTCTTGCTGCTTGTGTTTTTGGTGCAAAAGTTCTTTCTCTAAATGGTACATATTCACCAATAGCTCCAAGTTTTTCTTTAAAAGTATCTGTTATACCAAAAGCTGATATTGCATTACCTAATGCTTCTTCTGTTTCTAGGCTTACAACAGCATTTTCTTTTGCTTTTTGTATAGTTTGGTCAGGCGTTACATTTAATTTATTTTCTATATCAAATTTAATTTGCTCATTTACAGCTTGTAAAAATTGTTTGTCAGGTAAATTTGCAAACTTTTCATATCTTTTATCTTGTCTAAGATTGGTTAAATTTTCTGATTGTTGCCTACTTTGTTGTATTTCCATCATTTTACCATAAGGATCGCCTTGCATTGGTGTTCCTATAGGTCTTAATGCACCAGCTTTTTGAAACTCTTGTGCTACTGCAAGAATAGGTGCTGCACCCATATAAGCATTAGATGCCCTATCAAATAGACCACTTGCTCTTTGACCCAATGTTCTTTTAGGTTGAGGCTGGGCAGATTGAACAGGTTGAGATTGAGTAGATGATTGATCTACTTGATTATTAAGTAAATTTTGAGTTTGTTGATTTAATTGTAAATTACTATTAGGTGGTAAGGGTAAATTTAAAAGACCACCTGCGTTCGTATTTATTTTTTTTGGTCTATTATCATTTTTTCCAAAATTAATAAGACCAAGACGATTTTCTCTAGTTTCTCTTGCTGGTCGCAATAAACTTTCAACTGTTGGTGCAACTGTCATAACACCTGCATTAGCATTTTCCATAGCTTGATTTTGAGCTAATAAATTTGCAGCTTCCATTCTTTTTTGTGGATTTATTATTCGGTTAGGAGATAATGCTTTTTGAGCTTTTTTTAATTGTTCTTGTTTCTGTATACGCAATACTTCAGCAGCGTCTTGTGGGTTATCTAAATCATAACGCTTACCATAAATCGTTCTTATATTAGCCATTAAAATAAATCTCCTATTAAACTACCAACTCCAGCAATGTTACCAATAGTACCTAAAGTTTGATTTAATGGATTAGTAACATATGGAGAAGTTTGTGATTTATAGCCACCTGCTGATGTTCCAACTTGACCTAAGAATTGATTTAAGTTTTGTGCTGGTGCAGATTGTAAGAAGTTAAATCTGTCCATATTAGACATAATTTGTTTTTGAGCTTGGTCTTGACGCATTGCACCAACTTTAGCAAGATTTGCGTAATCAGCATAATCAGATTGTGCAAGATTTGGAGCTACACCAATCATGGCATTTTGTCTTGCTCTTTCGTTTTCATAATTTTGCATTAATGGTGTTGCAAGTGAACGAGCTAATACATCTTGATTAGCACCAGAACCTAAACGACCTGCACGACTAAATTGACTTTGAACATTTTGCGTAATTGGGTCTAATACAGCTTGTTGAAAATAAGGATTATTTCCTGATAAAAAATTACCTTGTAATGTATTTAATGAAAGGTCTTGTGCTTCTCTTTGCAAAGGAGAACCAGATAATGCTCTGTTACTTTGCAAATTCATAGCCATTTGTTGTTCTGGGCTAAAACCTGCTAATGTATTTTCTGGAAAATAATTAAAACCACCACCTTGATTGTATAATCTTTGTGCTTCATTCGCTCCATATGCTAAATAGGGTGCGGCATATGCAGGCGGATTTACAGTTGTAGTTTGTGGTACTACTTCATCTTGCCCTATACTCATTCTATACTCCTCATTGATATTGTGCCTACTTCTTTATAAGCTCTGTCTTTATCTTTTACTTTTGACCACCCTTTGCGACCAATTATTTGTGCGTTTTTACAACCAATAGATTTTGCCCATTCGCAAATAGGTTGTTCCATTTCTTTTAATTCTTCTAAATTTCCACCTGCTAACCAAAATCGTATAGATTTAAAGTTAGGGTATGTTACTATCTCAGTAACGCAAGCACTCTTTTGACCAGTCCATAATTGAGCATCACCTCTTGCTATTGCATAGAATACATCTTTTTCGCTATGAGAATCAATACCTCTTTTTAATGCGTCTAAAATATATTTGCGTGACTTTAACCACGACTCTTTATCCAATGATGATGTATTCATATTGTCTTGATGTTCCACTACTGTTATGCGTAATTGTAAAAGAGCCATTCGTTCTAGCTGATATAAATAATGCTGTAAGTTCTGCGGCAGCGTTTGCAGACTTAGGCATAAAAGTTATAACGCTATTTTCCCCTGCACGAACATCATTTACTGTTGTTGTAGCAGATGAGGTTTGCAAGGTAACACTACCAGTAGAGTTTATTCCCCCTTCTAATATACGATTAACAACTTCAGCAACTTGTCTAGGGTTACCACCTTGATGAGCTAATCTTTTATACTGGTTGTCAGCCATTTACCTTCTTCCTGTTGTTTTTGCCTCTATTTCGACACCTTGAATATATTTCCAAGTGCCTGATACATTTAATCTTATTTTATGATACCTACCTTGATTTGACCTAATATTGCAATATCCATCATCATTTAATGAACTTGCTGTACCAAAGCTATCTTGATCTACTTGTCTAAGTCTTGATGATACTTGTGCGGTAATACTAGGTGTTGTGCCATCTACTATTTCTACATAAGGTATAACATTTGTTATAACGCTTGCTCTACCATTAGATGTATCTAAATCAGCAGTTTCTATTAGTGCTTCTTTATTTATACCACTAAAGGTGTGTAACTTTTTATCTTTAGCACCACCAAATATAAATTGACCACCAATATATATTGATGAGTCAAGTGAGGCAGGCAAGCCATCAAGTGATGTGCTAATAGCGTCTAATTCTTCTAGTGTATAATTAATAGTCATAAATGGTGATATAAGTTCACAATCTAATTCTGCATACGACCATCTTTGCAAGGCATAATTATATATTAACAATCTATCAGGCGTATCATCATTAGAGCTACCTGATGTATATGACCACACAACAATTTGTTCTGTAGGGTCAACAGCAGTAGATATTCTACCTTTGTTTCGTATAGTAAAATCATCAAAGAAAAAACGATTTACTTTTTCTGCACCTATTGGTGTACTTCTTTGTCCATCAAACTGATAAAATCCATCATCTGATAGATAAAATACAGTCTCACCAACACTTGCTACTGAGTTAGGATAGTTACAGCCAAACCCTGTTTGCACTTTGTCAAATTGGAATATAAGTGGTGTACCAACGTAAGAGCCACGCACAATACCTCTTTCACACAATATAGTTGCATATTCGCCACCAACAATACCTGTAATATCGCCCATATCAAATATATCTTGTATATCAGATTGGTTTGTTCCTATTGTCCAACCTGTATGTGAGGCTA